TCGTCCTGTTTATCCCCGAACGTGGTTGAAACGGTTCACAAAGGCCCGATGACTGGTAATCTGTAGAAAATGACCCTAGAACTTGTACAAAGCCCGCCAGCCCTTACGGGGGCTGTCTTACCTAGGCTGCATACGCCATGGCTCAAAGGCGAATCTAAGGTAGATGCCATCATTGAACTTGCCGAACGTATCGGCCAGCCCTTACTTGAGTGGCAGACCGTAATCTTGCGAGATATGTGCGCCGTAGATGAAAATGATTTATTTATAAAAAAATCTAGCTTGTTAGTTTGCAGTCGCCAGTCCGGTAAGAGCCACGTTCTGCGTATGCGCGTACTAGCTGGGCTGTTCTATTTTGGCGAAATGAATATACTCATTATGAGTTCGCAGATGCTTATGGCATCTAAGTCGCTGGAAATCATGGCAGGGATCATCGATCGTAATGAGTTCCTACGCCGCGAGGTAAAGGGCGGCAATATCGAAAAGGCTTACAAGCGTACTAATGGCAATAACCGAATAATCCTAGAATCGGGCGCGGAAGTTCGCGTAGTAGCTGCGACTGCAGACTCCAGCCGTGGTTTAACTGCCGATGTAGTTTGGATCGATGAGCTGCGGCATGTCGGTACAGAGGCGTTAGATGCTGTAAAGAGTACGACCCTTACGCGCCCTAATTCGCAGCGGTTTTACACTTCCAATGCTGGCTTTAAAGACAGCCATGTTCTAAACGATATGCGTGAAAGATCGCTTAATAAGCCGCCTAAATCGGTGGGCTACTATGAATACAGCGCGCACGATGGCTGCGATATTTGGGATCGATCCGCCTGGGCGATGGCAAACCCATCTTTAGGTTATTTAATTACTGAAGCCGCCATGGAGGAAATTGTGGCGACATCGGACTACAGCGCGGTAATGACTGAGAATCTTTGCAAGTGGGTGGGCACAGATTTATCACCCTGGACACCTAACAGCTGGCAGGAGTGCGCCGATCCTAATTTAATTATGTCGCCTGGCATGTATTCCATGTTTGCTTTTGACATTGAGCCACACGCTAAACGCCACGCAGCTTTAATGGCAGGTGCAATATTGCCCGATGGCCGTATAGGTTTAAGTTTGGTTAAAACGTGGGAGTCTGATCGCGCTATTGATGAGCTAAAAATTGCCGTGGATATTAAAGCTTATTGCGATGAGTGGATGCCTAAGCAAGTGCTGTTTGATAAATATACCGGGCAGGCTATTGCCGATCGATTGCATAACTCAGGCGTAAAAATAGAGGATTGCTCAGGATCGCAGTTCTATATTGCGTGTCAAACCTTTAAAGATTACATAGATAACAAGCGCGTAGTTCACGGCGATCAGGAATTTCTAAATGAGTCCATGGATAACGTAGCTGCTAAAAGTAACGAAAACGCGTGGCGTATCATCCGCAAACGCAGCAGCGGCAGCGTGGCCGCGCCAATTTCAGCGGCTATGCTGGTAATGCATCTATCTAAGCCAATGCAGGAAGCCAAGATATACGCATAGCGACACGCCGAACACAATCGGTAATATGCTTGACAATTTGAGAAAATCCCACTTATGGGATTACTGGAAACTTTAGGCTTTAAGGGTAAGGCAGAAGTTACTGCCCAATACGCCCCTGCCATTATGGATACCAGCTACGGCGTAGGCATGTACAGCTATAACAGCGGCCTATCTAACTATGGTTATGGCGTTGCGATGGATCGCAATCTGGCTTTGCAAGTTGCATCCGTAAGCCGCTGCAGAAACCTTATTGCAGGCGTAATTTCTAGCATCGATCTTGGCCTATATAAAAAATCTACAGGTAAAAAATTAGAAAGCCCGGTATGGCTAGATCAGATGGATATTCGCCAACCACGCAGCGTTACGATTGCTTACCTAGTCGATGCGTTGCTGTTCTATGGCGTGGGCTACCTACGCGTATCGTCTTTGTATCAGGATGACAATCGCCCATCAGGTTTTGAATTTATATCTAATACACGCGTTACAGTAACTACTAATAAGTACGGCGATGAAGTCGAATATTACGCAGTCAATGGCCAGCGCGTACCTATGTCGGGTATTGGTTCGTTAGTTACATTTCAATCATTACTGCCTGGAGTATTACAAACTGGTGGCCGCACTATTCAAGCTGCATTAGATATTCAAAAGGCTGCAGCAGTTGCAGCAGCTACGCCAATGGCAACTACTATTTTAAAAAATACCGGGGCTGATCTGCCAGAGGCACAGGTACAAGGTTTACTAGCTGCATGGAAAGCCGCGCGCAATAATCGCAGCACCGCATATTTAACTAGCACTTTAGAAGCGCAAAATATTGGCTTCAGCCCTAAAGATATGACCTATAACGAGTCATCACAATATCTTGCTACAGAAATCGCGCGTTTAATGAACGTGCCGGCATATTACATAAGCGCAGATATGAATAACAGCATGACCTATCAAAATATTTTAGATGGCCGTAAAGAATTCGTAGCCTACTCATTACAACCATTTATTAGCGCAATCGAAAATCGTTTAAGCATGGATGACATTACTGCGCACGGTAACGTAGTGCGTTTTGCTATTGATGAAACTTTCCTACGCGCAGATACTATGGCGCGACTTGACTCAATAGAAAAAATGTTAAACCTTGGCTTGATAGATGTATCGCAAGCGCAACAGATGGAACAATTAACGCCTAATGGATCAGGAGATACCGAAAATGTTACACTTAACGTTTAATAACGCGATCGAGGCGGCCGATGGAGATCGCCGCATGATCTCAGGCAAAATCGCGCCATACAATGAAGTCGGTTATACGTCTGCTGGCCCGGTTGTATTTGAAAAAGGATCTATCGCAATTCCAGATGCAACAAAAATCAAATTGCTAATGCAGCATGACAGCACTAAGCCAGTAGGCCGTGCTACAAACTTTAGCGATGGCACAGATGGCATTTATGCATCTTTTAAAATTTCAAGTAGCAGCCGGGGACAGGATGCACTTGTACTAGCTCAGGAAAACCTTGTATCTGGTTTATCCGTTGGTGTGGATGTATCCGCATCAAAGCAGATGAAAGGCTACCTGTTAGTTACCGCTGCAGTCCTGAAAGAAGTAAGCCTAGTAGAGTCGGCTGCTTTTGATTCAGCAGCGGTTACTGATATTGCAGCTGCTAAGGCTGCACTAGAAGCAGCAAACAGCACAAAAACCACAATCATCCATACAGAGATGATTGAAACCGAAACCGAAACCGAAAGCGAGGCAGCTGTGACTACAGCCCCTATTGATACACCGGATGTACCGGCAGAAAAACCAGTCGAGGCTGCACCAGTTCAAGCAGCTCGCCCAATTATCCGCCCATCCGTATTAGACAGCCAAACAGTACGCACACCAATTACATCTATGGGCAAGTACACAGAGCATAAAATTCAGGCTGCTTTAGGCAACCAAGATTCAATGTTGTATGTAACAGCTGCAGATGATTCTTTCAGCACTAACCCAGGCTTTAACCCAACACAATACCTAAGCGAATTCGTTACTAACACACGTTTTGGTACACCAACTATTGATGCTTGTAGCCAAGGCGTTCTGCCACCAACTGGTATGACAATTAATGTGCCTTCACTTGTCACATCTGCAGGCGGCGGTACAGGCGTAGCACCTGTTGTAACAGTCGAGGCCGAAGCAGGCAACGTACAAAATACAGGTATGGAAACTTCTTACCTAAGCGGAACTGTACAAAAATATTCAGGCATGAATACGCTATCCGTAGAATTGTTAGAAAGAGCTGGATACCCTGGCTTTTATGATGAACTTACACAGCAACTACAAAATGCTTTTTTAACAGCTATTGATACAGCTGCACTAACAGCATTACAAGCTGCAGGTACATTTGGAACTGCAACAACAGGCGACAGCGCAGGCATTATTGCTTACTCATCAGAAGCTGCATCTGCTGTTTACAAAAACACAGGTTACTTTGCACAAAACTACATTGGAAACCCAGCGCAGTACCAGGCACTATTAGGTGCTGTTGATACAACTGGCCGCCCAATTTACAACGCAATTCAACCAATGAACGCAGCAGGCCAGGTTGCACCTTCATCAATTCGCGGCAACGTGCTAGGACTTGATCTATATGTAGATAAGAACTTTACACAAACTGCGTTTGATGATAACTCAGCTGTAATCCTTGCACCAGAAGCATTTACTGTTTATCGCAGCCCACAGGCTTACATGTCTGTAAACGTAGTAAGCAACCTACAAGTACAGGTCGCTATTTATGGTTTCATGGCAACTATTGCAAAAATGCCTAACGGTATTATTAAGTTTGCAAAGCTACCGTAAACAATAACCCTAATAGTCGGTAGGGCATTAGCCCTTTGCCCTACCGACCCCTACTAAGTAAGGAGTACCGATGCCAGCTAGTTACGTTACCGTAGCCGAGCTACGTGCCAATTTAGGTATCGGTACTCTTTATTCAGATAGTACGGTCGAGGAGTGTTGCCAAGCTGCTCAGGATCAAATCAACAGTTTCCTTTGGTTTGATTCTGCGCCAGTCGTGGGGACTGCATTAGTAAGCAACGTTGCGACCGTAATGATCGCCAACCCCGGCATATTTACTGCCACAGAGTCGGTAACTATTGCCGGGGCTGGATCAACCTTTAACGGCACTTACACAATTACAGGCACTATTCCATTTTCAACAGGCACGGGAAATATCTTGCCTGCGTTTAATCTGCAGCTTAATTATTTCCAATACCCACAGGGTTATAGCTTTATTCAATATGCCAAGGTTGCAGCAAATCAAAATTTTCGCCGTGTATTGCCTTATGGCACAGCTACAGGCGAGGATACAAAGACAGCCACATACGTAAATACAGCAAGCGTTAGAGAAGCTGCGATGATCTTAGCCGTAGATATTTGGCAGGCTCGCCAAGTATCCCAGACTGGCGGCGTAGGACTCGATGGCTTTAGCCCTAGCCCTTACCGCATGGGCAACAGCATGATAGGCAAAATAAGAGGCTTACTAGCCCCGTACATCTCACCGAATAGCATGGTGGGGTAAATGCCTACGGCGGCTATTACAACCCTGCGTAGCACCATCGCAACGGCTTTAACCAATAACGGCGTATGGTCGGTATTCGCATACCCACCTGCAACCATCCTGGCTAACAGCTGCGTGGTAATCCCAGCCGATCCATATCTCACACCCAGCAATAACAGCCAGATAACTATTTCACCGCTGGCTAATTTTAAGATTTTGCTAACCGTTCCCATGTTCGACAACCAGGGAAACCTGCAGGGCATTGAGGATTTTATCGTTGCGGCTTACACAAAACTAGCTGCATCTAATCTTGTATTTAATATAACTAGCGTTAGCGCGCCCGGCGTATTAAATGCAGATAGCGGCGATCTATTAACAGCCGAATTTAATATATCCATACTAACGAGCTGGAGTTAAACCATGAGTAACGAAACTGATCTAGCTTGGCTTATTAAAGTAGGCCAAGTAAAAGAAAACGCAGCACCATCTAAAGCCACTACTAAAACAGACGAGGAATAAACAAAATGGCAATTTATTTAAATAATAAGGTTGGCGTAAAACTTGCCACAGCGGCCGCGCCAACAGTACCAAGCATTGACATCTCTAGCTTGGTATCGGCAGTAACTTTAACGCAGACATTTGACGAGCTTGAGGTCACATCGATGGGCGATCTTTCGAGGCGGTATGTGGCCGGTTTGCAAGCTGCAAATTTTTCATTGGACTTTTTCAATGACTGGGATGCATCACAAGTTATGCAGACATTAAACGCTGCAGCTGGTCAAACTCTTGCTGTTTCAATGATTACCGTAAAAGGTACTGTTGTATCAGCTGCTAACCCTTCATATCAATTTAGCATTTTAGTAAATAACCTAACACCTGTTGGTAACGGCGGCGTGGGCGATGAAGCGGCATCTAGCCTTTCATTTACCGTAAATTCCGTTGTAACCGTATCACCAACGGTTGCGTTCTAACCTAACTACGAAAGGGCAAAAAAATGGCAAAACTCAAAATAACAAGGGCAACAGGCGAGGTAAGTGAGCACCAGATCACGCCTGGTATTGAATATGCCTTTGAATTGTATAAAGGCAAAGGATTTCACAAGGCCTTTGCAGAGGATTCCAAACAATCCGACGTGTTCTGGTTGGCTTGGGAGTGTCTAAAGCGAGCAGCTGTAACAGTCCCATTATTCGGCGCAGAGTTCGTAGAGATGCTTGCCAAGGTTGAAGTACTAGATGACGACCCGGAAGCATAGGGCGAGATTCGTTTACATATTTGATCGCACGGGTCAGTTTGGAGACGGGTTTATCGCCCAATGATTTACTAGCATTAGATAGCAGGATGTTTAAGGCTTTAATACAAGCGATGAAAGATCGAAATAAGGAGATCAGAAATGCCAGTAGCGGTAAAAGGCGGCATTGAACTCCGTAAAGCCTTAAAAAAGTTTGCACCTGATCTAGCTAAAGAAACACAGGCAGAAATGACTGCGTTGTTAAAACCTATTTCATCTAAAGCAAAAGGCTTTATACCACGCCAAGCACCTTTATCAGGCTGGGGTAAACCACCTATAACTGGCACGTTTCCCGAATACATTGGTGGAAGTGCTAAAGGCGGCATAGGTTATAAAACCACACCTAGCAAACCTAATGCACAAGGGTGGCGTAGCTTGTCGCGTATTCATAATTCATCCGCATCGGGTGCATTATATGAAACTGCAGGCCGCACCCATCCTAATGGGCGTGAACAATTAAAAAAGAAAACCGTATCTGGAACTATTAAAAGACGTGATAGTACAGAAACTTGGTCTTATGAAACTAGTACAGATAAGACCAAGTATGGGAAAAGTAATAACCCTGGTGCTGGCAATATGTTTATACAAGCTATTAACCAATACAGCGTAATTAAAGATGCTGGGTTGCAAACAGGCGCAGGCCGTAGATCTCGCAAAATGAAAGGCCGCGCAATCTTTCGCGCATGGGCTGAGGATGGTGGCAAGACTAAGGCAGCCGTTATTAAGGCTATTGAAGTATCCAGAGATAAATTTAACGCGGCTGTGGGGTATAACTAATGGCCGCAGATCCATCCGTAAGAATAGATATAGCCGCCGAATTTACAGGTAAAAAAGCCTTTGATAAAGCCGATAAATCTACGGTTAATTTAAATAAAAGTGTTAAAAAATTAGCTAAAGGATTTTTAGGCGTATTCGCCATACAGAAATTAGTGTCATACAGCAAGGCCAGCGTTAAGGCATTTGCCGAGGATGATGCCGCAGCTAAGAGTTTAGGCATAACACTAAAAAACCTTGGCCTGGCCTACGGTGCAAATGTAGGTACAGTCAATGGGTTTATAAATCGGCTTGAAGCTCAGACTGGCATACTTGACGATGAACTACGCCCAGCCATGGACAGGCTACTTAGGGCTACTGGTGACGTATCAAAATCTCAGGAACTATTAAACCTATCTTTAGATATTGCAGCTGGTACCGGTAAAAGCGTTACTCAGGTATCACAAAGCCTACAAAAAGCCTACCTAGGACAGACTGCCGCTATTGGCCGTTTAGGCGTAGGCATATCTAAAGCCGAACTAGCTACAGGTAATTTTGAGGATATACAGAAAAAACTAAATTTATTATTTGCTGGTCAAGCTACTAGTGCTGCCAATAGTTACCAAGGATCGTTAGATAAATTAACAGTAGCCTCTAATAACGCTAAAGAAACTATCGGAAAAGGCTTAGTAGATGCTTTAGCAATTCTAAGTAATTCCAGCACCGTAGATCCAACGGTATCAGCCATTGACAAAATTTCTAATGCTATGGCAAATGGTATTAAAGAAACTGCCACATTTATAAAAGTAGTACAAACTTTATTTAGTGATTTAAGTTTTTTCAGTAATAAAAACACAGTAGCCGAAGCATTAAGAATTAAAATGGGTACTGGCTTTACCACCCCGATGACTATTTCTAGCCAGGATACTCAACGAGCAGACAAACTAGCGGCAGATGCTGCTAAAAAAGCCGCTGCGGCTAAGATCGCAGCAGAAAAAGCGGCCGCCAATGCAAAGATTAGAGCCGACAAATTAGCAGCTGCCAATAAAGCAAAACTAGATAAAGCTGCTGCCGTATTCGATTTGCAAAAGATTCAAATAGCTGCTGCTCTAAAAGGCAAAATAAGCGAGGAAGAAAAAGTACGCCTACTACTTATGCAGGCTATCGAGGATGAAAACGCAGATAAGGCCGAGGCATTAGCTAAAAAATTAGAGCAAATTCAGGCAAAAAATGCCAAAATTGCTGCTGATCTTTTAGCAATCGGTCAAACTAAAGATCCGTTTGCTACATGGGCAGGCAGTTTATCTTTAGCCTTAATAGAGCTTGGCAAATTTGGCAAAGGCATAGGCGATGTTCCAGGCTTAGTTCCTGGTATTAATTTGAATCCTAATCAAAATAAAGATCGCAATTATGATCAAGCCGCTGCTGCTGCTGCCGCTGCTGCCGCCGCTGCCAAAGCCGCTGCAGACAAAGCTGCCGCCGAAGCTGCAGCTATACTTAGCGGTGCTGCCGAAAAAGCCGCTGCAGACAAAGCTGCCGCCGATGCTGCCGCAGCTAAACTTGCCGCTGCTGCTGCTGTCGCTGCTGCTGCCGCTGCCGCCAGCCTTGGCGGTGATGGCGTTACATACAATCCTGCGCAAAATCAAGATCGTAATTATGATGCCAAAGTTGCCGCCCAAACCGCTGCTGCCGCCGCTGCCGGTGCCTTAGCTGCAGCAACTACTAATACTTCATCTGGTGCTGGTATGACTTTTAATCCTAGTCAGAGCAGAGATAGAAATGTCGATAGTGGTAACACACAAATTACTATCAATATCGAAGGCAACGTATTAGATGGTGATGACTTTACCGAAAAGGTAAACGATGCATTACTAAATGCTGAAAGAACAGGTATGCCCCGAACACCTGCAGGGTTCTTAATCAAATGACAATTCCAGTTATTAACGCGGTTATTAACTTTTCTACAGGCCCTAGTTTTGCACAGGCATTTATTATCGGTGAAGGCATATTTGGTACTAACGTATTGGCAGACTCAGCTGCGGTTATCGTAGATGTTAGCGATGTAGTAGATAGCGTAAGCATTAAGCGCGGCCGCAATCCGCAAGCCGATGAATTCCAGACTGGCACAATGACTTTGCGCATCGTTGACCAGAACGGCAATTTCAACAGCCAAAACCCTAGCAGCCCCTACTTTGGCCTTTTAGACCCAATGCGTAAAGTATCTATATCAGCTACCTATAATGGCATTACCTACCCAATGTTTTCGGGATTTATTACCAGCTATACGACCACTACGCCTAAAAACGCTACCGATGTAGTTTATACAGTTATCCAAGCCGTAGATGCCCTAAGACTGGCTCAAAATGCCCAGATCAGTACCGTTACAGGTGCAACCGCTGGCGACCTTAGTGGTACACGCATTAACGAGATACTTGATGAAATTGGCTGGCCAGCATCGATGCGTGACGTAGATGCCGGGCTAACGCAGCTGCAAAACGATCCAGGTACAGCGCGTACAGCCTTAGCAGCTTTACAGACAGCCACAAATAGCGAATACGGTGCTATATATGTAGATGCATCTGGCTCGTGGACTTTTCAAGACCGTTTAGTTACTACGGCCAGCATCGGCGGTACGCCTACAGTATTTAACGATAACGGCACAGACATTGGCTATTTCAATGCGATATGGCGTACTGATGACACCCTTGTATTTAATCAAGCCAATATAACTAGAACTGGTGGCACGGTTCAAAATGCTACTAACGCAGCTAGTGTGGCCAAATATTTTGCTCATACTTATAACCAGCAAGATTTATTAATGCAAACCGATGCAGAGGCTTTGGATTATGCCCGTGCCTACGTTGCAAGTCGTGCCGAAACTAGCGTTAGATGCGATGCCATCGAGCTAGACCTTTACACAGATAACTATGCCAATGGCATCGTAGCCGCGCTTGATCTTGATTTCTTTGATCCTTTAACGATCACGACAAATCAGCCGGGTAGCTCGACTCTGACAAAAACACTTCAAGTATTTGGCGTGGCACACAGCGTTACACCGAATAAATGGCGCACTACCTTTACTACACTTGAACCCGTGATCGATGGGTTTATTATTGGTAATGCTAACTATGGAGTTTTAGGACAAAATGTACTTTCATACTAGAGGAGATAAATAAATGGCCACAGGGTTCCCAGCAGTCACGGGCGACGTTATGACTAGCGGCATGTTTAATGGCCTTGTGGCCTTTACGCTTAATGCCCAGACAGGTACTACTTATACAGCGGTATTGACCGACCAATACCAGGTATTAGTAACGATGAATAATGCATCGGCTAACACTTTTAAGATTCCTACTAATGCATCCGTGGCATTTCCAGTAGGTACGGTTATTACGGTGCTAACTATTGGCGCAGGTACTTGCACCATTTCAGCCGTAACCAGCGGTACAACAACAGTTTTAAGTGCCGGTGCTACAGCTGCATCGCCAACAGTAACCCAATATAAATCTGCAGCTTGTATTAAAACTGCTACAGATACCTGGTATGTCGTGGGTGCTATTGCATAATGATTAACTCACTTGTAGCTACGATCTCGCCCACTACTCCAGCAGCCCCTGTAGCTGGTTACAAGGCTTGGTACGATGCCGCCGATACTGCAACCATTAGTAAAACAGGATCTAGTGTTACCCAATGGAACGATAAATCGGCTAATGCGTTGCATCTAGTACAGGCAACTGGTACTAAACAACCACAAAGCGGTACGCGTACCCAAAATGGCAAAAATATGATTGATTTTGATGGTACTAACGATGTCTTATCGTCTAATGCAAGCGTTGGATCTTGGCAATTTTTAACAAATTCAACTGGCACTACAGTATTTTTAGTTATGTTTGCTGATACAGCTGCGGATAATAGATCGATATTCGATTGTAGCGATGGATCCGTAGCCAATGTACCTTCATATTCTTGGGTAATTAATCCAGGAGATACCATTTTTGCAGGCGTTGGCACAAATAACCCAGGTACTTATAATTGGTTGGCAGCTGCAGCATCTAGCGTTACCGATAATACTGCCCAACAAATTGCAATAGTAAGCGATACAAGTAACGCAACAGCAGCTAACCGTGGATTAATCTACAAAAATGGCACATTAGCCTGGAATAGCAATACCTATACGGGTACAGCAAGTGCAAGTAACCCGTCACAGCCGTTAAACGTAGGTGGTTATGTAAATTATTCTGAATCGTTTGATGGCGGTATATGTGAAATTCTTATCTATAACTCAATTCTAAGCGGTGCGGATATTACTAAAAATTCAAATTATCTAGCTGCTAAATGGGGGCTGTAATGTTTTACCAATGGGATTCGATCGAGGAATTTAACGCGTGGCATGATGCCTTATGCCAGCAATTAGGTTATCCAATTTATCCAACTAACTCAGCTACAGGTGAGATAGATACACACGCCCAGCCAACTACTGCATATACATCTACCTATGAAGTCAATGGCAAGTTTATTGCTGTAGTCGAGGATGCCTATGCTGCTGGACTAACTGCAACCGATCTACGCCCAGTAAGGCCATCTAATGACGGCAATCAGCTATAACGGCTGGCCAGCCTCTAAAGAGGTTGAGTCGATCCGTATCAAGTCTTACCCAATTAAGGGTACAAAGATCAAGCTGCGATGCGCCTATTTTGCTGCGCCTTTACTTGTTGCCTTTGCTGAGCAGTTTAATGAACTGATCGAGCCGATCGATGGCGGCACATTAGATGACTGGGGCTACTGCTATCGTGATGTTCGAGGCGTACCGGGCAAGTTAAGTAACCATGCATCGGGTACAGCCATTGACCTTAACGCAACTAAACACCCGTTAGGTAAGGCTGGCACGTTCCCAGCTGAGAAAATTCCAATGATCCAGGCATTGACTAAAAAATACGGCCTTAACTGGGGCGGTAATTGGTTACGCAAAGATGAAATGCATTGGGAGATAGCACAAGACCCTGTAAAAACTGCAAAGCTAATTGAAAAATTAGGGCTGGCATACCAAACAAACTAAGGGCATTTAGGAGTAAGACCATGAAGGAACAAGCTAAGGCCGCTGGCCTTTCATACTTACGCGCCGCTTTTAGCTGCGCTGCTGCGCTTTACATGTCCGGCATTACCGACTGGAAAACACTAGGTAATGCATTTATCGCTGGACTACTTGGCCCATTATTGCGCGCCATGAATCCATCCGATAGCACTTTCGGCGTTAAGTAATGACGGCCGCCCAGTCGCTTTTAGCGATAGTTATAGCAATCTGCACCCTTATCGGGTTTGCGGCTGGGCTGGTACGCCATCTGGTCAAGTATTACCTAAGCGAATTACGCCAGGATGGCAACGGTGGCCACAATTTACGCGGCCGCGTGGATCGCATCGAGGCCAAGGTAGATAGTATTTATGAGATCCTTTTAAGCCGTTAGGCGTGTCGGTTATTGACCGCTGTCATACCCAGCCCTTACCCTTTATTTACACGTTAGGCAGGGCTACCTAATTCGGTGTAGCACGGCTTAACCCAAACAAGGGCGAAGTAAATGGATATAGAAAAGGTAGTAGCGTTAGTAATTCTTACTAATATCGGTTGGTTCGTAGTAGGTTGGTCGGTTGGCTACAAAGAAGGCGTTAAGGATGGCTTTAATCGTGGCCGCGCAGCTGGTATGCGTGTAGCTAGTGATCGTGTGGTCAAATAATGGCCTTTGATTTAAATAATTATGAGGATGTAAACAGCCGCATTAAGCGGTTTAGAGAAACCCACATCTCAGGCCGAATCATTACCGAAATCGTAGAGTTAAACGTTAAGGATGGTTATGTAATCATCCGTGCCAGCGTATTCCGTGAGCATGAGGATGTAGTACCGGCGGCTGTAGATTATGCCTATGAGCTGCGTACTGATCGAGGCGTAAACCGTGACTTTTGGATCGAGAACTGCAGCACGTCTGCCATCGGTCGAGCCATCGGGTTATTAATGCCTAGCGATGCCAGGCCTACACGCCAGGACATGGAAAAGGTAGAACGCCTACAGGCTCAGCCTGCAGTAGAGGTTGATCTATGGGCTACTGCTACACCTGCAGTAAAGGTTGATGGTGTAGGTAGTGTGCGCCCAGCTGCGGAAACTATTGCAGACATTAAAGCGCAATTAGGTGGCGAGATTGTAGATGCTGCACCTATCTGCTCGCATGGCCGTATGGTTTACAAGGAAGGCGTAAGCCCGAAAACTGGGTCGAAGTACCGGGGCTACACTTGTAGCAGCAAGTCACGCGGCGATCAATGCAAACCAATATGGCTATAACTGAGATGGCGCAGATAGTCCAGGTGATCTTAGATCGATCGCAGGAACTACAGGCAGCAGCTAGTGGGTTTGCCCGTAGTACAGGCGAAAAGGCTAATACGCCAGATCATGCTGGGCGATATAACACAAAGATAAACTTTCACGAATTCGTAGCTGAACATAGTGAGGCCGCTGGCGCAGAGATCGCAGTAGCGCAGTACATGGGTATCCGTAATTTCGTGCCTACAGTAAATACTTTCCACGATGCACCAGACATACAGCTAGGTAATTTAGGCTTTGAGGTTAAATGGACGAAATACATTAACGGCCATTTGATTATTCATAAGGATTACCCACGCCTTAGCGATGTGGCCATATTGTGCGTAAACAAGTCCCCGGTATATCAGATCATCGGCTGGATGCCCATAGTGTGGGCTAAGAAGGCCAAGTATTACAACGCAGCTGATGGCAATTTCTGGGTATCTCAACGTGAGTTATTCGAGATGGATGCATTAAGGAAGTCCGTATATGGCATTACTGAGGATTAACTGTCGGGTTTGCGCCAAGATAGGTAGCGGCATGCAAACGCATAAGATCGTAGATGAGTTTATTAACCTACCGCCTAACGTAGTTTGCGTTCAATGCTTAGGCTGTGGCGTCATGGGCATTGAGATGCTGCTAGATACCGAACGGGCTAGAGATGAGGATATAGATGCTTAACGAACTAAAGATCAGCTGTAACTGCGAGGATTATAAAGAAATGAGCCTGTCGGTTCACCTGGTTAATGGCATTATCCCTATCATCATAATCAAGTGCGAAAACTGCATGAGTGCTTACACAGTTATGCCTAATTCGGTGCAGCATGCCTAGTTACTTGTATCGCTGCGATCAATGCGGCGGCGAATCAGAGATGAATCACCCGGTAAATACACACGGCGACAGCGCACCCTTGTGCTGCAGCTACCCAATGATGCGAGTGTTTAGCGCGCCATCGATTATATTTAAAGGAACAGGATGGGGTAAAGATAAATGAGTAATCCAGAAATGCGTACGATATTGCAGGATCTAAGAGAATTACTAGCTAAAGAGATTGAGCATAAGTTTATGCCGTTGCATGTATGCCAGGTATGCGACAACCTAGCCGTGGGCGCGTTAGTCGAGCAGATCGTAGCCACAATTAGGGGCGATGATGATTAATGCCGATGATTGGGCAATAGCCGAACGTATTGCACGTTTTAGCAAAACACACAGAACGCCACAAGATGTTATTGCTGCGTTCGAGGATCTTATGCAACAGGTAGATGCGGATGATAACGATGAGTAAAAGGCTTGGTGAGAAGTTTTACACAGTTGTAGATAACGGTGTGTATAACTCATGCTGTGACAGCATCCAATTTAAGTATGTGTGTATAACTTGTGGATTAAATGCAGGCTGCTACTTTTGCGACTTTAACCCAGATGAAAAGCATGAGTGCAATGAGCTGTGACACGCCCAAGATCACGCGTAAATTGAAATGGATTTGGTGGTATGTGCTACCATCTAGTCTTGTAATAGCATCTATCAATAATGCTTATGCTATTAATAATAATGATATAGAGAAAGAAAAATATAAATTATATTCTCATATCAAACTAACTAACCATAGGCAATACCTATGCCTTGAGAAGCTTTGGCATTTAGAGTCACGGTGGGATTACCGGGCTGATAACAAACACAGTACAGCTTATGGAATACCACAGCTATTAAAGCTAAAGACCAATGATCCTTATAAGCAAATAGATGCAGGGCTTAAGTACATAAGCCATAGGTACGGCACACCGTGCAAGGCCTTGGCCTATCATCTAAAGACCGGGCACTACTAATGGCTAAGCGAGGCGACCCACGCAGCCAGCGTAAGTACAAGGCGATCAGACTTACAGTCCTAGCCAGGGATCAATACACTTGTTACTACTGCAACCAGCCAGCGAATACAGTCGATCATATAATCCCAGTATCCAGATCAACCGAGGCAGAAGCCTACGATCCTAACAATATGGTGGCCTGCTGTAGTCGATGCAATAGTAGGCGTGGATCTCGTAACCAGGCTGTTTTTTTAGCACAAGCGGCTAC